GCCGATCCGATCGGCGAGGCCGGCGTCGACCGCCTTCTGGCCCAGATAGAGCCCCGCTTCGGTCTTGCGCGCGCCCTCGGCGCCGAGCGCCGGGCGGTGCCTGCCGACCGAAGCGAGAAACAGCTCGTAGGATTCGTCGATCGACGCTTGGATGCGTTCGCGCGCGCCCTTCTCCAGCGGCTCCATCGAATTGCCGTCGACCTTGAACGCGCCGGCGTGCAGCAGGGTCGGTTTCAGCCCCGCCTCGGCGTAGGCCTTCGAACGGTCGAGATGCAGCCAGACGACGCCGATCGAGCCGACCGTCGACGACGGCCTGACCACGATCTCGCTCGCGGCGGCCGCGAGCGCGTAGGCGGCCGATGCGGCGAGCGAATTGACGAAGGCGACCGTCGGCTTTTTTTCAGCGACGGCGCGCATCGTCGCCGCCGCCTCGAGCGCGCCGGCGAATTCGCCGCCCGGGCTGTCGAGATCGAGCAGCACGCCGTCGACCCGCGAGTCCGCCGCCGCGGCCTTGAGCTTCGCCGTCAGCGCCTCGTAGGCGGTGAGGCCGGACGCCGAGGCCAGCCACGAGCCGCGATTGACCAGCTCGCCGCGCACCGGAACGATCGCGACGCGATCGGCGATGGCGTAAGGCTCGTCTTCGCTCGGCGCGTCGTCGTCGAACAACGCGACGCTCGCCTTCGCCGGCTCGAGGCCGGCGAGGCGCGCGCCGAGCGCGGCGGCGATCGTCGCCGCCGCGTCGGGCGTGATCAGCAGCGGCGCGTTGAAGATGCGCGACGCGATGCGCGCGAGCTCTCTCATTACGCCGCCCTCCCCTGCAACATTTCGGCGAGATCGCCGATTTCCGACCGCACGAGGCGAAGGGCGCGCCGCAGCGCGACGACCTCGGCGGCGAGCGCCGAAGCGCGTTCCTTGTCGTCGCCGCCCGGCCCCGCCGGCCCGACCGCCTCTTCGCTATCGGGCTTCGGCCCGCGCGTCGATTGCACCGCGGCGACCAGCGACAGCCGATCGAGGCCGCGTTCCTTGAGGTCCTCTTCTTCCTGCGCGAGCTGATCGAGCACCTCTTCGTAGTCCTTGCCCTGCTCGGCGCACTCGTCGCGCATCGTCGACACCATGCCCTCGATGCGTAGCGCCGAGGCCTCCATTTCCTTGACCGGGTCGACATAGCCGCGCGGCGGTCCGATCCAGCGGCCGGCGAGATAGGCGCCGGGCATTTCCCAGAACTCCGGCGCGCCCTTTGGCGCCTGGAGGTAGCCGCGGTCGAACGCCTCGTCGGCCCACGCCAGCAGGACCGGCGTGACATATTGCTCGATGAACGCCGCCGACTTGCTCAGGACGCCGCGCCACACTTCGTTGAGCGCCGCGCGCGCGCTCGAATAGTTGGTCCGCGACCAGTCCATCTTGAGCTGCTCGTAGGCGAGCCCGAGCTTGGAGCTGATCGTCTGCAGGAAGGCGGTCTCGAACGCCGGAAACGCCGTCGTCTGGCGCGGATTGGCGTTGAACTTCATCGACGAGCCCGGCACCATCACCGGCACCCGCACGCCGCCCAGCTTGACCGGATAGGCAGTGTAGTAGTCGAGCATCCACTCGGCGTAGTTCTGGTTGCTCGCCTTCACCTTAGCGGCGGGATCCAGCCGCTCGGCGACCTCCTCGACCGGCTGGTCGGACTCGATCGTCGCCGCGAACAGGGCGTTGATGGTGGCGCTGGCGAGCTCGTTGTCGGTGAACTTGCCCAGCATCCTCAGCCGGCCGATCAGGGAGATCAGCGGCGAGGTGCCGCGCGTGTCGCTCTCGCGCAGCGGCTCGTAGGCGTGGATGAACACCGGCCGGCCCCAGTCGGTGAAGCGCTCGACGGAGGTCCAGCTCATCTGGCGCTCCGGCGCCCAGTAATCGCCGAGATGCGCCTCGCGCACGTGGTAGCCGATCGGATAGGTCCCGGTTTCGTCGAACTCGACGCCCATCCGCCGCCAGGTCGTGTCGCGCTCGCCGTAAGGGTTGCACAGCCGGTCGGGGTCGATCTGCAACAGCGCCGTCTTGTAGCGCGCCGCCGGGTCGTCGCACTTGGTCACGACCGCGGTCGCTTCGGCGTTGGTCAGCCATGTGCGCGCCGCCAGACGGAAGAGGCCGTTGAGGCTCATGCGCCGCTCGGCGTCGCAGAACCGCCGCGGGTCGCGGCTGAACAAACGGAATTCCGCCTCCGCCTTCTTGGCGAAGGCCCGCAGCGCCTTGCGGTCGTCGATCCCCAGCGCGCGGCCGTCCGGCTGCGACGACCAGCGCAGGCCGGGGCCGACGATCAGGTCGACCAGCTTGTCGAGCGCGCTCGACACATGCGGGTCGTTGCGGACGATGTCCTGGATGCGCGCCAGAGTCAGGTCGCGCCGGATCGTCAGCCCGAAGTCGCCCGATCGCAGCGGCGGCCGGAACGCGGCGAGGTCCTGGGTGAAGACGCTCTGCGCGTGATATGGCGCTTCGTAATCGGTCAGAACGGGTCCGCGTTCGAAGCTTCCGCCTTCGGCCTTCGGCCGCGGCGGCGCGCCGGCGCCGTTGCGCGTCGGCATGGGCGCGCGCGGCCCCGCCGCCCCGCCGCCGCCCAGAGGCGCGAACGCCCCCGCCATCAGAAGATGAACCCGATCGCGCCGAAGCGGGGCTTGCGATTGGCCGCCTCGGCTTCGAGCTCGCCGATATAGCCGCGCAGCTCGTCGACGTCGGTGCGGGCGTAGCGCACTTTGCGCCCGTCGACCTCGACCTCGACGCTCAGACGCCCGGTCTGCAACAGGTGCAACTTGTCGCGCGCGTCGTCGAGCCGCTGCTGCGGGGTGAGGCTCATCGGAACAGCTCCGCATTGGCCTTGGCGAGCCGGGCGAACCGCTCGCTTGCCGTTTCCAGCTTCTTGTCGGGCGCGGCGGGGGCGGCGGCCTGCGGCGCGGGGCTCGCCGCAGCCACCGCCCCCTTGTCCGCCTCGGCGGCGCGGGGCTTGAACAGCGCCAGCGCGTCGTCCGGCGGCATCCCCCTCGCCTTCGCCAGCGCCGCCCAGTCGTCCTGGGTGTAGGAAGACAGCGCCAGCTTGTCGGCGATGGCGAGGCTGTAGATGCGGCAGTCGAGCAGGTGGTTGTCGCGCTCGGACGACCGCAATTGCCAGAATTGCCGCGTCTTGCCGCGTTCGGTTTTCTGCGCCAGATATTCCGAGGTGATCTGGCGAAAATAGGCCTCGTCGAGCCAGGTCGGGAAGTGGCAATAGCCCTCGGGATCGACCGGTTTGCCCGACCTGACGCCCTCTTTGTTGAGGTCGGCGTAGAACGCGCCCTTCAGCGGCCAGGTGCCGACCGGCCACAGCTTGCAGCCCTTCTTGACCCGGTGTCCGGCGAGATCGATGTCGACCAGCTTCGGCGTGCCCAGCGCCGGCCGCCCCCAGCCTTCGAGCCCGTTGACCGCGAAGACGACGTCCTGGCCGCTGTCGGGATGCAGCCGCTGGTTCTTCCGCGCCCAGGCGTAGACGATGTGGCTGCGATAGCCCGAGTCGACCGCGAGGCCGTCGAGCCGGCGCTTGCCGCCGAACGCGTCGGGATATTCACGATCGAGGATGCGCGTCCTGAGCTTTTCGAACGCCTCGCCGTCGACCGCTTCGGTCGAGCCGTCGAGATAGTCCTGGTCGACGACGAAGCTTTCGCGGTTTGGCGCGAAGGCGACGACCTCGACCCAGATCCCGCGCATCTGCACGTCGGCGCTGGCGATCAGCAGCAGCCCGCGCGGCGGAATCTGGCCACGGACGAACCCTTCCTCGCGGCGCTCCATCAGCCGCATGTGGTCGGGCGCGTCGCCCTTGACCTCGAACGGCAGGCCGAGAAACAGATTATAGAAGCTGGTCAGCTTCCTCTGATCGTCGCCGGCCTCGACGAACTTCTTGGCGGTCTCGTCCCACGGCACGAACGGGCTCGACAGCGCGTCGAAGTGATAGCTCGGGAAGGCGCCGGGGCGTGGGTCGGAGGCGATCCACCGCCCGTTGCGCACCAACCCAATCTTCTCGTAGGCGGCGATGACGACGCCGCAGCACGGCGTGATGTAGTGCGCCTGGTGCGGGAATTCGCGATTGTAGCGGAAGTTCGGGCCCCATTCGAACCTGAATTCCTCGCCGCAATGCGGGCACTTGACGTGCCAGAAGCGCTTGTCGCCCTGCTCGAACCGCCGCTGGATCTTCGACGAGCCGACGATCGTCGGCGTCGAGATGTCGACCTTTTTCCACTCGCCCTGGGCGAGGAAGTTGGTCAGCCGCGCGTCGGAAATGTCGAGCGGGTCGCCCTGCCCTTCGAGATCGTCGGGGTACTGGTCGATCTCGTCGCGGAAGAGCTTCTTGATCGTCGCCGAGCGCAGCGCCGCGGCGCTGCTGGCGATGCACAGCGTCAGCGACCCGCCGGGATATTTCTTGCTGTAGGTCGTCGACCCCTGCGCCGAGCGCGACGTCTGCGGGATGACGCGGTGCTTGAGAGCCTTCGTCCCGTCGATCGCCGGCTGCAGCTTCTCGCGGTTGAACTCGCTGAGCGCGCCGTCGGTCGGCTGGATCACCATCATCCGACATGGATCGCGGTCGATCGAATGACCGATCGCCGCCAGAAGCATGATCGTGAAGCCGGTCTGGGCCGCCTTGCGGACCGCCTCTTCGTTGACCGGCGACTCCGGCCCGATATTGTCGAGCGGCTCGACGATGTAGGGCGTCAGCGACAGATCCCATGCGCCGCCCGCCCGCGCGCCATCAGGAACGATGAAATTCTCCGCCGCCCATTGAGACGCGGCGATCGGATTGGGCGGCTCCAGGATCGCCGCCAGCGCGCCAGCGACGATCGCGCGCGCCGAAGGATAAGCGCTCACGCGGCCTCGATGTCCTCT